CGGTGTCCACTCTGCCTCGTCCGGAATGTACGAGGTGTACGGCAATGACGACAGGAACTCCTCGACACCGTCGAAGTTCTTGAACCCTGTCACGATCGGCATCTTGGCGAAGTAGTTGGGCTCTGTTGTACAGTGCTTATCTACCCACTTCGGGAAGCCACCCATGTTGTTGATCGGATCCAAGACATGGCTGATGCAGTAGCACCTGTCAGCATCGTTGTAGTTCGGAGTCGCCGAACACAAGATGATGGCAGGAAATCGCATCGCCATCCGGTCGAGCTTCTTGAAGCCGACACCACCATGACGACCCAGCTTGTGGAACTCATCCACGATGATGGGCGTGTTCTTCGGCAGCTTGGTTGAAGCCATACGGAACTTCTCGTGGCTCATGAACACGATGTTGATGAAGCCCAACGTCTTCGCGTCCCTGATCCACTCCGTCATCGTCTTCGGCGGTGCGACCACCACGACCTCATCGAAGTCGTGGTGGCGCAGCATCGCCAGACTGAGCTTGGTCTTGCCCTTCCCTGTCGGGTAGTACAAGAGCCGTCGCTCCAACGGGTAGTTATCCCACTCATCGAATGCCTTGAGCTGAGCCGGAGTCCAGGTCTTGAACTTCCGGTCAGGGTCAGCGGCAGCGAGGAGAGCTCCGAGCTCAGTGACGTCGATCATCAGAACGGTGTCTCATTCTCGATGGAGAGACCCGCTTCCTGCTTCTCCCTGTTCGTCTTCTCCGCGATGTACTCCTCAACGGTGCGGACCTGGATCAGATCGTCGCCCATGACCTCACGGAACATCTGCATCCAGCCGTCCACGTCGTCAACGGAGTCACCGTAGTCGGGACTCTGGAAGATGCGGTGCATCTTCACTGCACTCATGAGCAGCGGGATTTCCCACGGCTCGAAGTGCACACCCTTCAGAGCGCTCCACATCGCAGCGACGGCTTCCATGTTCTTCACACGGTCTCCGTACGTTGCTTTGCGACCTTCAAGCAGCTCGCTGGTCTCATCTTTCTGGCTCATACTGTTACCTTCCCTCTTGCTTGGAGCTCTTTGTAGAGCTTGTCACGATCACTTGGGCCCATGTCGCCCACGTAACCATATCTTCTGCTGAATGGATTCTCCCTGAGCAGAGTGAACATCAGGCATTCATGCTTGACTGGACAAGGAGTGCAATACTCCTTGCCAGGTGCATCAACCGAGTTCGCTCGCTCGAAGAAGATCTCCGTGTCGATGTTCCTGCAGTTCCTGTCTTCCATCCAGGGATGCGGATCTTCGGGTGTGATCTGAACATCAACGAGTCCTGCATTGTGTACCCGAGCGACCATCAGAGTTTAACCCACGGCCTCTCTTCGATGTGATCCAGCACGAAGTCACTGAGGACTTCGTTGATCACGTCATCCATCACACCGCCCTTGAGTGCAATTCGAGCTGCACTCAAGAGGTCGGCGTGATTGGTTCCAGGGAATCGGAAGTTGAAGAGCTTGACGAAGTCAGGCTTGATCACCTTCTTTACCCCTGTGTTGTCGAGAACCTTGCTCTTTGGCAGAGCCTGGTGAATGGTGTTCACCAGCATGGTCATCTGCTGATCCTGTCGCATGTCGTTCCCGCGAGGACGGTAACCCTCGATGAATACATGCGTGGGGTAGGCGGCGCTCTTGTAGAGCTGTACCGTCTTCTGCAAGTCGCGAACAAAGTTCTGCTTGAGAATCAATGTTCCCGTGACGATCTGACTGATGTCAGACCAGACATGGTGCTGTACGCCGAACTCCTTGTGATCAGAATCCAGCCTGAGTGCAACGAGTCCGGTGTCTCTGACACCGGGATCGATGCCGATCAATGTAACTTGCATTTCTCCCCCTAGGGTTTCTATTTAATATACCTGTGTGCGGACTTGATTTCAGCCGTAAGCGGGAAACCAGGCAGACGACACATCGTCATAGCCCTTTCCATCATCCCGATCACGACTTCCTTGCTTGCTCCGTTCTCGTCAGGCCACCACTCCACGGCGATCTCGTCGTGGAACTGGCCGACCATGACAGCGTTCGGAACGTTGACAAGCATGTGAGCCAGAGCCTTCATGCTGTCGTAGAACAGCTCACGGCAGAGAGACTGGGTCAGGATACCTGCCAGCTTCCCGCCGTAGATCGTCAGCAGAACGTCCTTCTTCGCCTTCTGGCTCGCCGTCTTGTTAAGCGGAGACCACAGCTGACCACCACGATACTGCTCTTCTGGCTTGTAGTAGCAGAGCGAGTTACCCTTGAAGTAGCAACCGTGGATCACACGGTTCACCAAGGGATACCCATCGTGAATGATCTGCACCATGAGACTTGTTGCTCCAGGGTGCTGCTTCTGAAGGCTCTCCACCCAGAACGGACTGATGCGAATGACGAGCCCCTTCGAGTTCGTCATCTGGTTCTGCTTGCCGGTAGTTACGACCTCCTTGAGCAGAGAGTCGAGGTCCCACCAGAACTGGACGATGTTCGGGTTGGCGTTCCGCCAGTCGATCACGTTCTGAGCAGCGTCGTCAAGGCTGACGACGAACCCCAGACGGAACATGAACTCCTGAACAGCCTTCGCGCTGGCCTGGTAGCCGCAGCTTAGCTCGGAGTACTTTCCTCGCGGTCGCTGTTCTGCTGTGACGTCCTCGTACTCGATGCCCATGTACTTGGTGACAAGCACCTTATACACGTCCAGTCCCTGCTCATAAGTATCCAGTTTCCACTGTTCACCCGCGAGGTAGGCCAGTCCTCTGGACTCAACAGCACTGAAGTCGCCGACGATGATTTCACCGTCAGGGTGACGGGCCTTGAACACCTGACGCAGCTGACCTGCCATGTCTGTGTTTGTCCACTCGACGTCGTAGTCATAGACTGTCTCCATGTCTCGAATGTTGCCTGACAGCTTCTTGAGGTTCTGCATCTGCACGCCACGTCCACTTGTCCGGAACGTTTGTCCCGCACCGACGTGAATGTACTGATCACGGAGCCGGTCATCCGGGCCAGCCAAGTCCAGGATGCGCTGGAGCTTGCTGAGACTACTGCCGCCCAGCTCCTGCTTGCACTCCAGCATGGCCTTGACCTCACGAAGCTTCTGAACCCCTTCCGGGAACTTCGTCTCGTCCGTGGTCGCGATATCTTTCTCGACCTTCGCCAGTACAACGGGCAGCTGGTACTTGTCCAGGCTCTTGACCTTGACTCCTCGATCAGCGCAGTACTTCTTGAGCTGGACAGGCGAGTTGAAGTTCAGTTGTGTCCCGCTGTCGAGGAAGAATTTTTTCTGTTCGATCAAGGTGTTAGCCCATGCCCGCACTCCCATCTTCTGGATGAGCTTGCGGTCGATGCTCCAGCCGACCTGGTTCATCTGGTACGTGATGAGCTCCAGCATGTTCTCGCGCTCCAGCACGTCCTCCGCCTCGAACTGCCTGTACAGGAACTCGGCGAGGTCAGCAATCTCCTTGCTGCCGCGTGCGTCGATCTCGCAGTACTTCTCGAACTGTAGCCAGTGTTCCTGGAACTTCGGAACGATCATCTGCGGAGTCGGAGCAACCCCCTTGTTGTGCTGGTTCGGAATACAGAATAGCTGGATCAGGTCAGAGCCTGCAGCCAGCTTCGGCGTGTTCGTCAGCTGTCGGCTTGCAACCTCCAGCTTCTCACCAGCACCGAGCATCCGAGCGTAGACAGCGGAGTCGACGATGCGGTTGTCGATGTTCATCCCGAACCACTGGAAGACCATCCGCTCGAACCCGGCGTTGTGCGCCACGAGCTGGTTGTCTTTCCGATCCAGGATATCGGTGATCGTCCACTTGAACTTGGCCTGAGCATCAGGATCCAGGATGAAGTCGAATGTCTCTTCACCCTTCTCGTGTGCGATGCTTGCGATGAGCGGGCGGAACTCATCGCTGCGCTTGTAGTTGTCCAGCCCATTGACTGGGAGGTTGACATCCGAGAAGGTCTCGTAGTCAATGCCGATGTTGTTCATGGTTTACTTTCTTGTAGGGGGCGGTGACCGTAGCCACCGCCCCAGACTGGTTACATGTCGAGCGGGTTGTACCGAACTCTGATCTGCTCCAGAGCGAGGTTGATCAGGTTTTGCTTGTCGTCCTCGTGATCCAGGTTCCACTCCACAAGCCACGCAAGAGCGGACTTCTGGATGTCGTCAACAGACAGACCCGTCACGTTGCTCGTGATTAGACGAGTCTTGACCTTGACGTTGATGACGGTGCCGGGGTTCTCCATGAACATGGTCGGCAACCACTCCATAGCCTCTTCGAGCGGCATGGGAATGGTCAGGTCCAGGAGCGGGCTGCCAGCGAAGCCACGCTCCAGGTCAACCCACACAGACGACTCACCCCAGCCGCTGACAAAGGCGGCAACAGGCTCGTCCGTCCCCTCGACGAAGTACAGGTACGCGTCCGCTCCATTGAGCGGAACCGTTCCCCTGTTGTACAGCGGATTGATCGGCGGTGTCTCTGTCATGATGATCCTTCCTAATCATCGAGCAACACGAGTTCGTCTGACTCCGTGTCGTCTTGTGGTCCGTACAGGAGTTCAATCCTGACCGGACAGAACGGCCAGCCCTTGTCCCCTCGTCCCTGCGGGTTTGCAGGGCAGAAGGTGCAATGGTTACCGGGCGTGAACGTAACGTCACCAGCGAGAATCGCTGCTTCCGACGCCTGAACTTCTCCCATCCAACGGGCGAGTTGGTCGTAAGTAATGTTCCACTCACTGAGGTTCTTTGGCTGGATGATGACCAGAGTAATCTCCGCCTCACCCTTCCAGAAGCACGCTGCATAGTAGAGCAGCTGCTCGTTCTCGACTGCATCGACAGGAGTTGTTCCTGTCTTCAGGTCGATGACATACAGCTTGCTACCGACCCGAACGAGAACGTCCACTGTCGTGTTCGGCTTGGTCACCAGCCAGTCAGCTGATACAGTCTCCTCCGTCAGCAGCTCAGCATCAGGGTCTTGCAGCAGCGAGTGGACGTACTCCACAGCGTCTGCCAGGAACCGAATGCTGATCGGCGGCGTTGAGAACTCCACCATGCCCTCACCGTCCTTTGCAGGCAGATCAATGATCAGCTTACGCAGGTACTCGTGCTCGATGGGCGGAGCCGACTGCTCCTTCATGAACCACCAGATCAGGAACTCACGCTGATCCTTGATGAGCTTGGTCCGAGCCTTACCTCGCACATCGGCCAGCTCGCGCAGCAGGTACGCTGCAGCGAGCCGGTCGACACTGTGCAGGAGCAGGTTCTCGAACACCTCGTGCTGAGCCGTTCCAGCGTCACGAGCCTGAGCTCGCTCCTTCTTCTTGAACGACCAGCCAGGAATCGCTTCCTCAAGGTTAGCCGAGGCGTGGCAGTTGTGGTACTTGCTCGCCTGACTCGCCGAGAACCGGAGGTTCATTCCTTGATCCGCTCCACGTAGAACCGGTTCCCGGTCGTGGGATCGTTGCGGAACTGATCCATGTAGTTCCCGAGTTCACGGGCATCCATGATCCAGCTCTTGCTTCGACCGATCCACTTTTCGTTCGTGGTCTGTGCGTTATCCGCGCCAGAGGTCTGATCTACTGGTACAACCAGTCTGAACTTGTCCATGATTTCCTCTCATAGAGCGGGCCAGAGACCTTGTGGTCCCTGGCCCGCTACTACTTAGTCTTCCCAGTCGTCGCCGTCTTCGAGGACGTCGCCGTCTCCGCTGCCGAACGAGATGAGCTCCTTGTCAGCGAGCAGGTAGGCGGAACGGACGTAAGCCGTCACACCGTAGCTCGCTGCCTGGAACGCGTTGAACCGGACGCTGGTTCGGAACGGCCAGAGCGCGCCCCACCACAGGGCGTCGGTGTCCGTCTGGTCGCCGAGCC